TTATATTTTTTCGATTTCTTCTTTAAGGTCTTCAATAGTCTTGTGAATATAGACAGCATTGGTAACATCCCTCTTTCCATTTTTATCTGTTTGTTCATGTCCCATGATCAACTTTATTATATTATCTGGAACTTTTTCTTTATCCATAAGTGTGGCAAATGTATGTCGTGGATCGTGACCAAGATGATCCATTCCAATTTCAGCCATATAAGGAGTCCATACAGTATTAATAAATAATGCATAACTGAAATTATCATGTCGATCTCTATAGGTAAGTTTCTTAAAATTACTTTTCATAATAAGATATTGCTTTTCCGGATGATAATTTAATTCAAAAAATTTTTTTACTTTGGAGTGAATAGGAATAATCCGATCACGGCCGGCGGAGGTTTTAAGACCACCTATAAAATAATCTTCATCTAAATGAACATTTTTAGTTTCAATCTTTACAAATTCCTGAGGACGAACTCCGGTATAAATCATCATAAGAACAAACTGAGCACGATAATCATTAGAGTGTTTCCAAAGGAAATCAATTTCATCCTGAGTAAATGGTTTATGAAGTGACTCTTGAGCTTCTGTATATTCTATATCAAGTGTTTTAGTGATATCTTCAACATCATAGTATTTTTTTGCATAGCGATACATCTGGTTAAGCACAGTTTTCATAGTGCCGACAGTCGAAAGAGATTTATCTTTATATTTGTCTAAAATAACTTGAAGCTCTGGAGCAGTTATATTGGCAATTTTCCGGTCGTGAAGTTCTGAAAACCGGTTATATGCCATAGTATAATTTCGAATGGTATCTTTACCGACAGGTTTATTTTTGTTTGTGTCAAATTTTACCGCAGAATAAGCTTCCCAGATCTGGCTAAATGTAGGCAGAGAAGTGCGCGGAAGATTATCTTTAATAGGCAATCCGGCATTATATTCTGCAAGCATCTGGTGAGCCTCCCTTCTGGTATCAGCATATCCAATATACTTATACCGTTGTACTAATTTGTCTTTTTTCTCATCATATACGAGTCCGGATGTAACACGGGCAGCCCAAGGGCGACGCCGGTTTTTGCCTAAATTAATAACGGACCCGTAACCATTTGGATTTTTCATACAATTCCTCCTTAAAAATGGGTACAAAAATAACAGCTATAAGCAAACAATGTTTAGCTTGCGGTGGCTGCTTTAAAATGATACAATATGCTTGCTTAGGGCGTTGGTATCATTCCAATGCATTGCCTCTGGTATTTGCAGTATCAGGGGCATTTTCAAACCGTGACAAATTGTCACGGTTTTATTTTTTCCTATCATTTCAGTTGGTGACAAATTGTCACCAACTGAAAAAAATCTAATCACTAACTATATCTGCAATTGTTGTATCACAATCATTAATAAGTTGATCGTAATAAGAAACAAGTACACTTGAAACAGCACTTAGGAGTTTATTGTCAATTGCAGTATCGGGATTAAAAGGTTCATATCCTTGAGTCATATTATCTTCGCAAATCAGAGATAAATATAATCCAAATATTTTACTATAGTCATGATTTTCAATAAACAACTCCGAATAAAGAGAAAATCTTTCATTAAAAATAATTTCTGTATTACTCTGGGAAAGGTTAAGCAACAAAAAATTTGAAATACATTCTTTTACGGATTTTAAATATTCATCATGAAAACATGATGAAACATGTTTCCTATAAAGTGAATAATATGAATCTAGTACAAATGCTGTAAAAATGATTGTGTCAATTGTTTCCATTCGAGAACCACAGATATAATTATGTGTGGTATATAAATCTTTTTTATAATATGGACTGTATACTTCCATATAAGTTAAAATGGATAGTTGCTCAATAATTGTAGGCATTGCGGAATTTACACATATTATGCTGGAAAATAAATCATAGCATTCATCATAATTATGAGGAATATAGAGTGGTTTAAAATCATTTATATGTTCAAGCTCTGAAGCATCAACATCAATACACACAGTTACATCATTATTAGCAGGAGTAGTATCACAGCGAGTGCTATTCTTTTTTGACTTCAACAATTTATATGGTATAAACAAAGCACAAAATAATAATAATGATGCACAAAGTGATGAAAATAGAGGATCAACTCCTGTATCATTTTTTAATACACTTGTGGATACACCATTTACAGAAGAAACAGCAGTATCTTGGTGATCTGTATTATCATCATAATCATAAGGACACACACCGTTTTCATGTTGGTGTGCCGGATAACCGTGATGATAATGGTATTCTCCGGTGGAATGGTCATAATGTCCACCGTTTTCGTCCGTTCTTCCAGGATGAGCATACACGAGTGAACTTAACATTAATACAAGCACAATTGTGCAAATGATAAAATGCATTTTCTTCATTGGAAATTACCTCATGATATTTTTGTTAAATTATATCATGCAGGCAATTAATATGAAATATCATTGCAAAAAATTACCAATTGTTTCCAATGATATTCTTCTTGGTGCTTGGTACAATGATGTAATGACAATTAAAACATGGCAAGCAAGATCAGAGAAAAACATCACATTAAAACAATTAGAGAAGTTGTCCGGTATCAGCAAGACCACACTCAATGATATTGAGAACGGAAAGCTGTCACCCACTCTGTATCAATTAGAATGTATCGCAAAGGCTCTTGATGTAAAAATCACGGATCTTTTTGAAAGCGAATATAAATAAATCATAACATCTATTATTTATAAAATCAGTAAATCTGTGTAGATTTCCGCAATCACGGAAATCGTGTCGCCAGTTATTGTAATTCATAAAAAATATGATATGTTGAAACAAAGGGGGGCGGGGCGATGGACAAAACAAAAGAGGAAATTATTAAAATGGTAAATACAATGGATAATGAGACATATCTTAATTATATTTATACACTTTTGAAAACTCTTTTGAAAAACGAGGACTAGGAATGATGCCTAGTCCTTATTTTTATCATCAACTCCGGCAAGCTCTTTTGCCTTACGCTCTAAGAACTCCCATTCTTCAACAGTTAAGTTTGCCAACATGGAGACAAAACGGTTTTTAAATGAATCACTTTCTTCATTTAATAGAAGCTTTGTCAGTCTGGCAAGGTCTGTATTACGATCTACTGGAAGAAACATATCGCCTGCTCCGGTACGGAGCCATTCCTCATTAACATTAAATTCTCGGCAGATAGAGTGAATAACAGCAGCACTAGGCGCATTATCACCTGTTTCATATTTAGCCACTGTATTACGCTTGCTGCCAATTCGATCAGCAAAATCCTGTTGAGTAAGATCCAAGGCTTTTCTTAATTTTCTTAAACGACCATTCATTAAGCACTCCTCCTTTCTGTGACTTCATTATATGCACGCGCAAATCAAAATGTCAATAAAAAATGTGATTTAAGAACAAAATGTGATTTAAGAACAAAAAAACTATTGACAAATGTGATTAAAGGAACTATGATTGTCCTATAAGAACAAGAAAACAAACAGAAAGGAGTACATCATGTCAGAAAAAGAGAAGCAGATTTTAGAAACATTTGGAGAACTGATTCCTAAGTTATCAGAGAGCAATAAGAATTATCTGCTTGGACTTGGAGAAGGTATGGCGATTGCCAGTCAGAGCAGAGATGAAAAGGAAAAAACGTTGCAGGTGCAGCAGTAAGGAGAAAAATAAGAATGGTGCAGTTGGAAAGAGAAATAGCAAATGAAATTGCAGATGATGTTTTCAGAAAATTACAATCTGCAATGCAGTATCCGGAATTTGGAATAGGCGGTGTTCCTGTAGAGGTAGCAGCAAAAGTATTTGGAAAAGGCAAGCCGTATGTGATTGAAGGAATAGAATCAGGAAGACTTCCAATAGGAACTGTAGCAAGAGAAAAAGTGAAAGGAAATGTATATATTTCACCAAAATTGTTATGGGAATATACCGGATATGTATGGAAAGGGGAAAAAGCATGCGAGATGTGATCGGTTACGCAGGTCTGATTGCTTTTATAGTATGCGGAAGCTGTGGACTGATTATAAGCGCACAGATCGGATTATTGATGTTTTACTGGGGATTCAAGCCTAGGTTCAGAGAATATGAGGTGAGAGCTGATGAAGAATAAACTTTTAAAGGAATATAGAACGTGGTTCGACATCTTTAAGTCTCAGTTAATACAGAACGCAGATAGACAGAAGAATGCCACGTATCCGAAGATCCGGCAGGCAATTCTCGCGGAGGATGCGGAGAGATATGAGCAGCAGTTAACGGGAATGTTGCATCTTATCCGTGGATTAGAACTATTGACGGAGCAGGAGTACGAAAAGCTCAGCAAAGAAGTAAGTGAAGAATTTGACACAAAGAAACTATTTAACTTTGGATCTTATAGAAGGACAGAGGTGTATGAATGCTGACAATAAATGAGACAGTGAACAAGCTGTATAAACAGCCGGAAAGATTTGAGCAGTGCATGGATGCAGGAGATTACTGCCGGGCAAAGTGGTGTTTTATCAACACAGTGTTCGTATCCAGCTTTATCGAATTGGACCAGGAAGCAGAGAACAGACTGCTTGGGATGTTTGAGGAAGAAAAAGTAAGAAAAGCGTTTGGAGGAAAGAAAGCAGATGTTGACGGATACAGACCTAGTTAAAAAGCTGAAGCTTCAGGCGGACATATTTGGACATCATTTCAGACGGAAAGAGTACATACAAGCCTACATGACACGTGAGATCGCAGGCACGGTAGCCTTGTTTATCGAAGCACCGGAAGAGCTTAGGACAGAGTTGTTTGGCGACAGGCAGCCGGATGAACCGATAGAAGGACTGTTCAACGAAGAAAAATATATTAAAGCAGGATTTGAGTGCATCAGGAGAGGCTTTGACATGCAGCGCATGACGTATGAGGATGTCATGGCAGTGGTAAAAAGAAAAAGCGATTAAGAAACGGCCATTTCTTAATCGCAGGAGTTTTGTTTTCACGCATAAACTCTGTAATTATATTACCACAAAAAGCCTGAAAATGCAAGGAAAACGGGGATTTTCACCCGGTCTATTTAACAATATAAGTATATTAAACTTAGAAACATTTAGAGGTAGACATGTATTGGAAGGACACATATGAGTTTTTAAACAGCAATGACATTGAGTATAAATGGGAGGGAAAATACGGAGCGAAGGGAGAGAAGAGACAGAAAAAGAAGAAAGCCACCCCGGAGCAGATGAAAAGGCAGAACCAGTGGAAAAAAGAACGGGAAGTGTGGAGAAAGATCAGGTGGAATTTTTTTGAAGGGGATCTCTGGACAACCCTGACATTTCCAGAAGGAACGAGGATGTCATTGCAGGAGATAAGAAAAATACTAAGTAATTTCTGGCGGAACATGAGAAGGGCATACAAGAAAAGGGGGAAGCAGTTACGGTGGATCGCACGAATCGAGATAGGGAAGTATGGAGGCATACATATCCACATTGTGGTGAATAAGATACGTGGCGAGCCGACAACAGATGAGCTGATACAGAAGTACTGGAAGAAATATGGATATGTGAATTTCACGCCACTATATGAAGATGGAGATTTCAGACGTCTGGCAAATTATATTGTCAAACCGCTTCCGGATGAAAGCGAGGAAGGATACGAGCAGTTATCCTTATTTACACCAGAAGAAAAAAAGGAATGTTCCACATATTCGTGTTCAAAAAATCTGATCACAAAAGAACCGGAGAGAAAGAAGTATTACAGGTGGACGGTCAGAAAGATCATAGAAAATGGTCCTGAACCTACACCTGGATATTATATAGATCCGGAAAGCGTAGTATGTGGCGTTAATAAATACACTGGCTTATCTTATCTGAGATATACAGAGATCAGGATAAAACCATTATCAAGGAGTGACAGCGGATGAAAGAAGTGAGCATTTACATAGTGACCGGGATCAAGGGCAGATGGCAGCAGGACGGACATATAGGATATGCGCTGGAATATTACAAAGAAAACAGCAAGTACCCGGCGGTGATCAGGGAAGTTGTACCGGTGCAACAGATGAATGAGAACCGATCGACATTAGAATCCCTTATCATGGCACTACACCGGATGAGAGAAAAATGTATTCTGACCGTCTACACGGAATCCAAGTACCTCTACAACGGATATGAGGATGCAGAGTATGTAAAACGCTGGAAACAGAACGACTGGACGAGGTCGGACGGTCACGAGATAAAAAACCGGGATAAGTGGCAGGAACTGGACAGGCTCATACAGGGAAATCTGGTCAGAATTTTGTTAAACCAAAGAAACGCTTATACCGAGAGTTTGTGGCAAGAGATCAAGATGAAGGAGAGATAAATTATGGCATTATTTGAAAGATTTGGAGAATTTGACTCCGTGGAAGAATTGAACATGACCGCAGAGGGATTAAAGGAAGAGGGAGACCTTGAAAGCCTTAAGGTGCTGGCAGTGGAGAATGGACTGGATGCAGCAGACGCAGAGGATTATGCAGACGGAATCGTGACGGAGCTGTCGAGTGACCTAATGGCGGCAGCGGGAAAGATTGCAGTCGAGAGCAAGGTGCTGGGCATTGATGGGATCATGTCAGACTGGAAAGACACTGTGATAGAGGAATGTGCGGAAGACAAAGCTTTCTGTGCAGCAGTCAGAAAAAAGGGAAAATACCTGAAAGAATACATGGCAAAGCTGATCCAGTACTCTTTTGAGAATAAAGTACCGGTAAGTGCCGAGATCCTTAAGATCACAAAAGTAAAACACAACGGAAAACTGGAAAATTTCAATGGTCCGCTTTACCTCGGCATTCCAAACAGAATGGAAGTAAGAAAAATAGCCAGAAAGTATTATTTGGGAGAGTAGAAAGATGCTTGCATATAAAGGATTTAACAGCAATCTTACCTGCACAATGGGAAAAGGAACGTTCCAGTATGAGCAGGGAGTGAAGTATACAGAAGAAAATGCACACTGCGGTGCAGACGGATTCCATGCAACAGACGATCCACTGGGAGTATTGAGCTATTATAACAAATCGGATGACCGCTATTTTCTGGTGGAACTCGGCGGAAATATCGACGAGGACGGAGTGAACAGCAGGATATCTGCACCGGAGATCACGCTCATGAGAGAACTGTCAAAAACAGAGATGTACATGAGAGGCCTTATATGGATGTCCAGACATCCAAAAGCGAAGAGGGCGTCAGTTGTACGTGAAGAAACCGGGGATGCAGCAGGATCAGGGCATGTGATCGTGAGAGGGGAACATCCGAAAGCCAGAGGAAAGAAAGGTGACCTGCTTTACATAGCAAAAGAGAACAGAGCCGGAGAGATAACAGATGCCGGTGTATATGAGATCGGGATAGATGGTTTCGAGGAAGATGTCTTTTATGGTGTAGACGGAAAGGCGGTACACGATGAATAAAAAAGAATTGGAAAATCTGCGGACGCTGAACGCAACAAAAAGCATGATAGAGGCATTACGGATGCCGGGAAAGAAAAATGACTGGAACGGTAAACAGCATAAATACAGATATTGGCTTGCGACGAGATGCCAGCAGTTAGGTGGAATATTAAAAGTCTCGATCTGCACGAGGGAGGATATTGAGAAGAATATCTTAAAACCAAAATGGGATATTTTCATCAATTATGAGGGAGAAAGCTATATCACAAGAGAAAGACAGGAAGACGGAACGTATAAGTGGCGTACAGCAATGATCGACAACCTGGAAGAAGGCTACTGGTATAACGGAGGATACGATACATACATGTATTTTAATGCTGGGGGCTTATATACGATAAAAAAACTGCTTAAAACCAAGCAGGCAGGAAGTGCCGGGATCATGGAATGGCAGCAGGGGTGTAAAAAAAGAAGGGAAGATGAGCGGATTAGGAAGTTGACAGACCGGTGGGATGAAGTGATGAAGCCGGTAGGGAAGCCGCCGAAAGGCTTTAGGGACTGGTATGAGCATAACGGCTTTGACGGAAGTAATTTTATTTACTATAAAGGTGCCGGTGCGAAGACCGGGTACTGCACATCCTGCCTGAAAATGGTACAGCTTGACGTAAAACCAAAACACAACATGTCGGGAAAATGTCCGGTATGCCATAAGATCATAAATTATGTTTCACGCGCAAAAAAGAAAAATGACGTCCATGTGAGGTGCAGGGCATTTACATACATCCAGCGTTATAAAGACGGGCTCATCCAGCGGAGGTTTATAGCAGAAAGAACAGACAAAGTGAATGCACTGGGTGTAAACAAGTGCGATTTCTGGGAAGAGGAGACACACCGGCAAATCGTGAGCACAGGCGGGGTAAAGGTATACGTGTACGGGGAATACAAAAAAAGAAAAATATGCTGGCATGAAACAGACTTATATTGTGTTCCGTCTGACGGCAGCATGGTGTATGAAAGAAATCTTTCAAATGTATTCAGACACTACAGGACATCCTATCCTATCGCAGTAAAAAGTGGATGCGTGGAAGATATCGGGCGTTATCTGAAGAAAGAAAAAGAAAGGCCTCTGATAGAGATGTGCATGAAAGCAGGGCTCACGATGCTGGGAAGGTATTTCCTAAATGATTGGGGGTATAACAACACAGAGAAAAATATAAATGCACACGAACTTGGAAAGATGCTCTGCATTGATAAGGGGAGGTTAAAAAGACTAAAGGATATAAATGGGGACGGAAAGATTTTGAAGTGGCTGCAGGAAGAAAAGAGAAATAACACAATATACCAGGATGAGGACATCAGGATCTTATGCGAGGCAGACATCTACCCGGAAGACACAAAACGCAAAAATCCTTTTCAATATCTGTCCATACACAAAGTCTGCAACTATCTGAGAAAACAGCAGGAGTACAGAAGATCACTTGGAAGAAAAGAGAATATGTGTTATCTGTGGAGTGACTGGTGCGATTATGTGGACATGATGCAGAAAATGAAAATGGACTGCACGGTAGAACTGCTTTTAAAACCGAAAGACCTCACAGTGGCACACAATGAACTGGTGGCGAGGATATCACTTAAGAATTCAGCAAAAGAAATAAAGGAAAAAGAAGAAAAATTCCAGAATGCAAAGAGCCTGGTAGAATCCGGAGAACTTATAAAGTATGAATACAGTGAAGGCGGGTACTGTATCGTTGCACCAAAAAGTATCAAGGACATTTACGAGGAAGGAATTGTATTAAAGCACTGTATTCACACATGTGATATTTATTTTCAGAGAATGGATATCAGGGAAACATACCTGCTGTTTTTGAGAAGGGCAGCAAGACCGGATGTACCGTGGTACACGCTCGAGATTGAGCCGGGAGGAAATATAAGGCAGAAAAAATCAGTGCTGAATGAAGCCTATAAGGATCTGAATGATGCAATGCCGTTTTTGAAAAAATGGCAGCAGTGGGTAAAGAAAAATCTGTCGGCAGAAGATAAGAAACTGGCAGAAAAGAGCAATAAGGCAAGAATTGATGGATACAAACAGTTAAGAGAAGAAAAGAAACTGATCTGGCACGGCAGGCTGCAGGGAACACTGCTTGCGGACGCACTGGAAAACGATTTCATGGAAGTTGTATAGGAGGAGAACAATGGAACAGGTAATAGGATACAGATCATATCAGGAATATAAGCAGGAACTGGATACAGAACTTAAGAAAACCGCAGAGGGATTTGTCCGTATCGGATATCTGTTAAAAGTGGCACGGGATACCAGTATTTTAGCGGAAAGCCAATATGACAATGTAGTAGATTTTGCACGTGCAGAGTATGGTCTTGACAAGACACAGGTAAGCAGGTTCATGAACATCAATGATAAGTTCTCAGAGGGTGGATATGCGCCGGAGCTGAAAGCAGAATATCAGGGATTCGGGTATGCAAAATTATCAATTATGCTTCTGCTCCCGGAAGATGTCAATAATGTGCTGACACCGGATTATAGCAAAGCAGAGATCCAACAGATCAAGGACGAAGTAGACGAAGAGAAAAAAACGACAGATATCGAGGTCATTCTGGAAGAAAAGGACAGTGTGCAGCAGTCATTTGACACAAACATTGAAAAAGCTGTGTATCAGCTCGGAAAGGATGCACCGGAAGTCTACAAGAGACTGTGGGAATCCTCAGTAAAGAACGGAGAGTCAGGAAAACGGTTTATCGAGAATCTGATGCCGGATGAAAAAGCGATGTATATTGTGCGGATTCCGGGAGCCGGCAGATGCATGTTGAGCATGAAAGCGGAAGAGGACACGGTAAAACTGATTAATATCAGGGATTCCTCTGCGAATGAAACCTACACAAAGCAGGAATTAGAGGATACACTCAAAAAAATGATGCCAGATACAGACACATGGGGAAAAGCATGGGAGAGCCTTTACGGTGAAAAACTTCCGGCAGAGAAAAATGCAGCAGTTGCACCGGTACAACCAAAGGCGGCACCAAGAAAAGAAAGTAAGGTTATCGTTCCAAAGAAACCGGAACCTGAGAAAAGCGTGCCAGAATCGAAAGAAAACGTTTCGAAAACAGTACAGAAACCGGAAATGACATTGAATGATGTAAATCCGAAGATTCCAGCGCCTGATCCAAAACCAGTTGAAGAGGATGTACCGGAAGAAAAGCCGGATGTGCAGCAGGATACCAATGAGCAGATACCGGGACAGGACGAGATCGAGAACCACCCGGAGTATATGCCGGAAAAGAAAACAGAAAAGCAGATCATTGAGGATGCCAAGAGAACGGTTGAAGCTATCCGCTTAACTCTAAATGACTGGGAATATACGATACCACAGGGAATGATTGCAACCATATTAGATCGTGTTGAATATTTAAAAGATACTTTACAGGAGCTGGTCAAAGGAGATGCCAATGAGGATGATGTTTAGGATCAGGCTTTTCATCTGGTCCGTATGGATGCGGCTGCCAAAGCCATGGTTAAAGAGGAAATACCAGAAAGAGATCGAGCGGATGCAGCAGGCGGTGAAGAGATGAAAAAAAGCAAGAAAAATAAGGTCAACTACAATTTTCCCAAAGAAACCTGTGAACTGATCGCAGAAAGGGATGGTAATGAGTGCCTGTTCTGTAAAATGCAGTACCACATGGACAAGTGCAGATCAGAAATGCTTTTAGGAATACCGGACATCATGCATTACATAAATAAAAGCCAGGGCGGACTAGGCATTGAGGAAAATGGTGTGCTTGGCTGTCGCTATCACCATGGATTGCTGGATAACGGCAACTTAGGACTACGGCCGGAAATGTTAGAGATTATGAAAGAGCACCTCATGCAGCAGTACCCGGACTGGTCAAAGGACAAGCTTGTCTATAAAAAATGGGATTTTCCAACTTTTGGATAATATATCACGGTAACTGTCGAGAGAGGATTTCCGGAAGCGTAGCTGGGGCTTCCGGAAGAAAGGAGAATTATGAAACAGCCAAGTAAACCGACAAGAGCACAGAAAGTGATTATTTCTGCACACAAACTAAGACCGGAAAACTGGATGGTCGTATACGAGAGCAAGGACACATTGGAAGTCATCAGTAAAAAGACATCCATGCGGAAGGTTTTGAATAAGTGAGGCGGAATCATGCAAAAGAAATGTAAATATTGTGGGAAAGAATTTGACGCTACGAAATCAAAGCGTCTGTATTGCAGTGATAAGTGTAAAAAGAGTAGATGGAGAGAAAAGGATAAAAAGCGGAAATACGGTGTGCATATGGAAAATCCGAATGCAGCAGTCGTTGATATAGCGGTAAAGGCAAGGGAAGCCGGTATGACATACGGACAGTATGTAGCGAAGATGGGAGGCACAAATCATGCGTAAAAACACAAAAAAATATAAAAGAGAGCTTGCAGCAGCAAAAGCAGATATCAAGAGATTACTCAGTGAGGAGCATGTGCCGTGTGAGTTTTGCAGATATGAATCACGAATGGATGTACCGTGTACACAGGGAGACAAGGAATGGTGCCGACAGCATGCAATCTGGAAAGGAGTATCAAATGGACGAGAAGGACGCAATTAGTATTTTAAATATGATTGAAGCACATGGGGCTTTACCAGTAAAAGCAAAAGAGATGGCAATCAATGCGATTGAAGAGGTGCAGCAGTACCGGGCGATTGGTACGCCGAAAAAAATAAAAGATTTATTAGAAAAAGCAGCAGAGGAAATTGAAAACCTGTATGGTAGAGAAACACAATTATCCGAAGAAATCAGAAAATCTTTGGACAGTTAACTTAGAATTTAGTGGAGGTAACAACATGAAAATTCCAAAGAAAATTCAGAATATCATCGACAGACGAGAAAGGTTAGCAATGGAGTTGCTGGATGTGTGTGAGAAATTGGATTCATGGCTTGAAAAAAATGGTGCAGACTTAACTGACTCTGATATTGCAGACAGCACTATTAGCGGTTGCATGATTTATTGTGAGCCTGAAAAGCAAAAACAACCATGCTGTATATGTAAGGGACATAAAGCCAATGAACCATTTGAAATTAGAGATGATTTTGGTGTCTTATATAAAACATCGCATATCTCTAACTGTCCTTATTGTGGCAGATTTTTAACAGAAAATTATAGCTAAACTGAACTATATCCAAAATGGAAATAGTTGAAAATTAGAATTTAGTGGAGGTAACAGCATGAAAATAAAAGAAGCAAAGGACATCTTAGAACTGATTAGAGATAACATCGAGACACCAATTCCAGAGATCACACGTACCGGGTTGGCAATTACGGCTTTAACAGGAGGAATAGATGCATTGGAATCCGCGGAGGCATTGAAAAACAGGTTTATAGATGGCATGAACGTACATAGTCAAGGAGATGATGCTGATGACAGCATTGAGTGCCCGTTCTGTGGCTATGAAGTAGCAAGAAATGATGATTATGAAGAAATGAGACCAAAGCATTGCCCAGAATGTGGAACAAAGCTGATATATTAAACTGAACATTTAGAATTTAAGGAGAAAAAGCAAATGAGCAATATTACAGAAGTTTGGGAAAATGAACGTCTTGCTTATCAGCAGCGATATGTTATGTGGCTTAAAAGATGGGAAAACTATCATAATGAAGATGACAGAGGTCACGCAAACGAATGCAGTTATGTTTTAATCAATATCTTTGGTCTAACTGATGGTCAGATTAAGGAACTGGAACACAATTACAGTGGTCTTACCAATGATGATTTAAACTGAACTTTAACTAATAAAAACCAAGGGAGGAAAAACCAAAATGAAAGAAACATTAAAAAAAGACATTGCAGAGCTGAAAAGACGCTTTAAACCGGAATTATGCACAATAGACCGCATAGCAGGTGCATATGTGGATGCAGGAAAGAACAAGATAGCAACCTTCAATGAAAACTTTATGAATCTGGACGACACAGAGCTGCACAAGTATCTTGACATCATTAAAAGCATTTACTCAAAAAACATTGGAGAAAACATTTTAACATTAGAATTTAATCCAGCAGATAATGGGCAGCAGGATTTTTTACAACGTATCGTATTTTCACACATGAAGGATGAAGAACTGGTAGAAGAATGGATTGACAGTATTATTTACGAATATGACTATGTAGGAAACTATCTGATCTTATTATTCCATGATGTATATGATGTCATGACAAGAACATCAGATAATGCAGAATTAGATGAATCTGAAAAAGTGTACGAATACATCCAATGTATCATCTGCCCGGTATCTCTCGAAAGAGGCGGTTTGGAATACAATGAGCAGGAAAACCGTATTGCACCGATCGTCCGCGACTGGATCGTAGGAAAACCGGACACAGCCTTTATTTATCCGGCATTTGAAGACAGAAGTGCAAACCGGGATCATGTCACATTTTACACGAAAGATACGTTGTATCCACACAGAGAGCTCATGACGGAAGTATTAGGATGTCTGGAAGAAAATACATATACACAGGTTTTAGACTGGCTGGATGGCGTGATAGATACTCTTTCAGACAGCACAGAAAAGAAAGAAAAAACCTTGCAGGCGATCAGCGCAGTTGTAAACAACAAGGACATTGCAGTACTCGGACAGGAAACGATCATGACAAAAGAGATGCTAAGCGAGATATTGCAGCAGTCGGGCATATTAGAGAACGAAAACAGACACATTGTAAACAGTTTTGAAAGGAGGTTCAAAGGCAGATACCCAACATTACAGGCGTTTTTAGACAAAAAACGTCTCGAACAGTATTTTGCAGTGCAGAAAAAACAGAAGATAAAAACATTATTAGCGAGGGCATCACGTGAACTGCTCGCACACGGACCATCAGAGACGGCGGACGAGATCGAGAGAGTTATTGAAAACATGAGATAAGAAGGAGAGATAAAACAATGGAAAATAAGATTATTGCAGTGGATTTTGACGGAACATTATGTGAGAACAGATACCCAGAAATTGGAAAACCTAACGAGAAAGTTATTAATTATTTGATTAAGAGACAGAAAGAAGGAGACAAACTGATACTTTGGACGTGTCGATGCGGTTATCTGTTGAGGGCAGCAGTTGACTGGTGTAAAGATCATGGTATTACATTTGATGCCATAAACAATAACCTGCGTGGCACTATTGAATGGGCGCATGGTTCTGATAGCCGAAAAGTTTATGCAGATGAATATATCGATGATAAAAATGTTCCAGTAGACGCTTGCAGAGAAAAAACAGACATGGAGTTATGGGCTGAAAAAGAAATTTTACTAGCAAGCAAATATAAGTGTGAATGTGAAGATGAACATGGCTATATTGTAGAACGTGGTTATGAAGGTATGACTGAATATTTAGAAACCGCTATGAAAATGTTTAGAAATATTCCTGAAGGATATGAACCATTAGATGGTGGTATGGAACTAACAAGAGACATTTTGAATCAACTTATGAATGGAAAACCACTTACGCCTATCGAAGATACGAAAGATGTATGGGTGAGTGTTGATATCAAGAATGGTAGTAAGATTTTTCAATGCAGGCGAATGAAATCCTTATTTAAGGAGATAAAGGAAGATGGCAGTGTAATATACAATGATGAGACACGTTATCATGCAATTTGGATTAACCACGAATATCTTGGATGGTTTCATGAGAAAGTGGTTGATAAGGTTATGAATGAGCTGTATCCAATCACTATGCCGTATATGCCATCTAACATAGGATATAGAGTTTATGTAGAAATTTTTAAATCAGATTACAAGAGTGAAAGCATTGATACTATAGGTATAATTTATGCTATTACACCTGATAACAAAAGAAAAAGTATTAATAGATATTTTTCAATAAAAAAAAGAAGGTATATTGAGATTTCACAAAAAGAATATGTCAGTAGAAAAAAGGAATCATGAATATTTAGAACGAGAGCTGGACAGAACAAAGAAAGGTAATGAGAATGTATGACAAAACAGCGGAACAACTTACAAAATGCCCTTTCTATAGCAGATCCCAGAAATTATCCATAACATGCGAGGGTATAGTGAAAGGAACGAGAACAGCTATTAAATTCAATAGCGAGAAGGAAAAAAGAGAATTTCAAAAAAATAACTGCTATAAATATCACAATAACTGTGAAATAAAAAGAATATTAGAACAAAAGTATGAGAAAGGCTGATGGTGCGAACCATTGGCTTTTTTCTTTTGAGGGGGCACTAAAATTTATGCATGGATAAAATGGTATGCAAAGGGCGGTGATGGAGTGGCAGAAATACATATTGAGGCTGAAAAAGACTATATAAGCGGCATGAAATATAAGGACATAGCAGAGAAATATGGCGTTTCAGAAGCCACTGTGAAGTCCTGGAAAACAAGATATGGCTGGTTCCGAGAGAAGAAAAATGGAACGCATACAAAAAAACAAAAAAGTATGCATACAAAAAAGATAAAAAAAGAGATACCGAAAAAAGGCACAAACACAGTTACAAAAGAAGAATTAAGAGTAGTCTGTGAAAACGAAGAATTGAACGAGAAACAAAAACAATTCTGTGTGTTTTTTATAAAAAAGCATAATGCCACAAAAGCGTATATGCAGGCATACGGTGTTGATTACATGACAGCGGCAGCAGCAGCAAGCAGATTGTTAAAAAATGTTAAGATACGAGCATTTATTGAAATGCTGAAAAATGAAAAGCTGAATCAGATGTATTTTTCGGCAGATGATCTGGTGCAGAGATACATGGATATAGCATTTGCAGACGTGGGCGACGTAGCAACTTTCACGGAGGAAGGAATACAGCTAAGAAACAACTTTGATCCTACGACGGTAAAGAGCATCAAAGATACCAAATATGGTTACGCAATCCAGATGCAAGATCCATTTAAGGCCATGGAATGGCTGGATAAGTATTTTGAAATCAATCCACAACATATTAGAAGGCGTGAATATGACAAGCTTAAGATGCAGCGGATGGAACAGGAGATTGCAGCAGAGCAATTAAGACAATTAGAAAACGAAGATGAAATGAACAATACGGGTGTAATAATGATTGCACCGGTATTAGAGGAAGAAGAGGAAGATGAAGACTATCTGGAGTCCACAACCGAAACAGATTGAATTTATGCAAAGACCTGAATATGAGGAATTGTACGGAGGTGCAGCAGGCGGAGGAAAGACGGATGCATTACTTGCAGAGGCACTAAGGCAGATAGAAATACCAAATTACCGTGGGATTCTATTCAGAGATACTACAAAACAGCTGGAAGGTATGGTGTCAAGGTCTGAAGAATTGTATTCAAGAGCTTTTCCAAAGGCAAAATTTAATGATAACAAGCTGCTGTGGAAATTTCCAAGTGGAGCAAAGATATTTTTCGGTTACATGGAACATGAGAAAGACAAGTTAAATTATCAAGGTAAAGCATACGACTTTGTGGGATTTGATGAAGTTACGCATTTTACGTACAGCCAATATATGTATCTTGTGTCAAGGAATAGACCGGTTGGACCTGGAACCAGATGCTACGTGAGAGCTACAGCCAATCCGGACGGAAAAGGAATGCAGTGGGTAAAGGACAGGTTTATTACACCTGCGCCACCATTAACACCGATAAAAGGTAAATATGAAATCATAAAACCGGATGGAAAGACAATAACGATTGTCAGAAAACGAATTTTTGTACCCTCCAGCGTATTTGATAATCAAGCATTGTTAAATAACGATCCTAACTATTTGGCAAATCTTGCAGCAATGCCGGAAGCACAGAGAAATGCATATCTGTATGGGAACTGGGACAGCTTCAAAGGGCAGGTATTTACAGAATGGAAGAATGATCCGGCGCATTATGATGATCAAAAATGGACGCATGTTATAAATCCATTCAGAATACCGGAACACTGGAAGGTGTACAGGGGTTACGATTTCGGATATTCGAAGCCGTTTTCAGTCGGCTGGTATGCAGTAGACGAAAGAGGAAAGGTATATAGGATAAAAGAATATTACGGATGCACAGGAGAACCAAACACAGGTATCATGTCAGATCCGGTCGAACAGGCAAGGGCAATCAGAGAAACAGAAGAGAACGATCCTTTTTTGAAGAAAAAACGGAAAGAAATCATAGGCATTGCAGATCCGGCGATATTTGAAGAATCTCGTGGAGAATCTATTGCAGCAATGCAGGCAAAGCACCCGAATTACATTTATTGGTCACCGGGAGACCATACAAGAATACCGGGGAAAATGCAGTATCATTACAGATTTGCATTTGACGAAGAGGGAGACTGCATGTTTCAGGTATTCAATACCTGCACAAATTTTATAAGGACGATACCAAACCTTGTATACAGTGATAAACATCCAGAGGATATCGACACAGATTTAGAGGATCATATCTATGACGAGTGCAGGTATGTACTGATGGAGAATCCTATTTCACCACGAATGAACGTAGCGCAGAAAATCAAGTTAGATGATCCATTGAACCAGAGAACAGAACCAACAAAACCATATAGATTTTATAGTATTTAGGAGGCAGAAATGGCAAACAGTAAGAGAACAAAAACAAAAGTTGCACCGGTACAACAGCAGGGAATCACACCACAGAACATGACAATGATACAGCAGATGCAGGATATGCAGGCAGCAGAGAACCAGCAGAAGATTCTCACACAGGAAGCAGATAATAAACAGCATGATTCGAACAGTGAACAGACACCTGATCCACAGATGATCGTGATCACGGATAAAGATGTGAAAAAAGCAATGGGAATATTGCAGAAATATAAGGAGTGTAAAGCAAATCTGGAAAAGAGGATCATTGAAAATGAGGAATGGTTCAAAATGCAGCACTGGCCAATGATACAGAAAGAGCAGAAAAAGGATGATATCAGACCAGCGTCTGCATGGCTGTTTAATTCTATCATCAATAAGCATGCAGATATCATGGATAATTTTCCGGAAGCACTGATTTTGCCAAGAGAGCGGAGCGATGAAGCAACGGCAAAAACATTATCATCAGTGATCCCGGTCATATTGCAGCAGAATGAATATGAGCAGGTATATAGCGATATCGGCTGGTACAAGCTCAAAGCAGGAAGCTCTGCGCAGAGTATCTGTTGGGATAATACAAAACTGAATGGGCTGGGAGATATCAGCATCAAGAAATGTGACATCATTAATCTGTTCTGGCAGTCAGGAATCACAGACATACAGGATTCTGCAAATGTCTTTTATGTGACGTTAGTAGACAATGACGAGCTGAAGAAAAACTATCCAAACCTGAAGAGCCTTGGAAACTACCCGGAATTGGATGTGAATAAATATATCTATGATGATCAGGTGGATACGACAGAAAAGTCAGCAGTTGTCGACTGGTATTATAAACAGCATGTGAGTGGATATGACAAGGACGGCATACCGCAGACAAAAACAATCCTGCAATACTGCAAGTTCTGCAATGGACAGGTACTTTTTGCATCCGAGAATGATCCGCAGATGCGTGAAGAAGGATTTTACAGGCATGGCATGTATCCGTTTGTGATTGACACGATGTATCCGGAAGAAGGGATGTTATGCGGATTCTCTGATATTGATGTTATGAAGGACTGCCAGGCATATATAGACAAAATGCAGCAGGCTATTCTTGATAATGCAATGTCTAATGCAAGAAACAGGGCAATCTTTAATGATGCAGCAGGGATCAATGAAAAAGAGTTTAGCGATCCGTCATGTACGATGGTACACGCAAATGGAAATCTTGGAGAAAATGCATACCGTCCGTTAGAGGGAAAACCACTGAATGGTATCTATGTGACAGTGCTGAATAATAAAATCCAGGAATTAAAAGATACATCTGGAAATACTGCATCATCACAGGGACAGGCATCATCTGTTACAAGTGCATCCGGTATTGCATCATTGCAGGAAGCGGCAGGAAAACTTGCAAGGGATTCCAATAAGAGTGCATACCGGGCATTTGCACGTGTGGTGCAGATGGTGATCGAGCTGATAAGACAGTTTTATACAGAGGAAAGATGCTTCAGAATCACAGGGGATGACGGAGAACAGGATTTTGTGAGTTTTGATAATTCCGGTCTTTTACCAAGAGAACAGGGACAGGCGTTTGAAATAGATCTCGGAAACAGATTACCAATTTTTGATACAGAGATCAGACCAGCAAAAAAGAGTGCTTACAGTAAGGAATCGCAAAACCAGATGGCATTGAATTTCTATGCAGCAGGATTTTTCGCACCTGCAAATGCAGATGCAGCTATCGCATGTCTGAATATGATGGAATTTGATGGAAAAGAGAAAACACTTGCACAGATCAAACAGAATCAGACACTGTTTGCACAGGTAATGCAGTTGCAGCAGATGGTGCAGCAGTTGACAGCAGTGGTGGATGCACAGAACGGAACAAATCTTTCCGGACAGACACCAGATGTAGCGAGTACAGCGGCAATGAGCGGAACTGATACAAAAGGTGGAACAACAACACAGAGCAGGGGATCATTGACAACACAGGCAGCTAGTGCTGCACGTAATGCAACCTCACCAAGATAGGAGCAGAAAATGACAAACATCACGGTAGAAAAAAAGGGAGACAGACACATTTTACATATTGAGGGACATGCAGGATATGGCACACATGGTAATGATATCGTGTGTGCCGCAGTATCCATACTAGGATATACGTGGTTGAATGAACTGCTTATCATGGAGGAACGAAAGCAGGTAAAGAATGTCTCTTATGAAGAGGATAACGGAAAACTTTTGATAGAATTTTCAGGAGGAGACAATGCCGTAAACACTGCATATGAAACGATTTTAACAGGATTTGAGGCTTTGCAGCAAAATTATTCTGAAAATATTACCCTAAAAAGGGGGGCACAGGTTTTTTAGGATAAATTATAGTGGACACAACGAGGAATGATCCTCTGACACGTCGGAAAGGAACGATAGAAAAAATGAGAAAATTATTATTAAACCTTCAGACATTTGATGATGGAGCAAGCGCTGGCACATCAGCAGGAGAAGGTACCGCAGCAGAAAGCACACAGGGAGTCGCTGCCCCAACAGTAAAAGGTCGTAAAGGTAATAACCTGCAGAATGTAGTATACGGAAAGCAGGACGTGAGTGACGACTACTCAGAACAAACGAAACTGCCAGGCGCAGAAAAGACAGTCACAACAAAAGAAACCGAAGAAAGATCTGCACAGTTTGAGAACATGATCAAAGGCGATTATAAAGATGAATTTAATAGTCGTGTACAGAAGATCGTGCAGGGACGTATCGGAGATACCAAGGCATTACAGGATCAGAATGCAAAAATGCAGCCGATCATTGATATGATGTCCAGAAAGTATGGCGTAGATGCGAGCAATATTGATGCACTTACAAAGGCTATCCAGGAGGATGACTCTATTTTCCAGGATGAAGCTGCAAAAAAAGGAATGTCAGTGGAACAGTACAAAGAGTACCGAAAGATGGAGTCAGAAAATGAACATCTGAGACTGGCATTGCAACAGCAGGAAGCCAGACAGCAGGGAGAAAAGACATATCAGGAATGGATGCAGCAGGCAGAAGATCTGAAAGAAAGATACGGCATATCTGACTTCTCTTTTGAGGAGGAAACACAGAATCCGGATTTCTGTAAGATGCTTCAGAATGGTGTTTCTGTGGAAGCAGCATACAAAGCAGTGCATTTTGATGAAATGTTGGGCGGTGCTATGGCGGCCACAGCAAAAAATGTGAGCAGTCAGGTTGCCAAGAATATTCAGGCAAGGGCGGCACGTCCGGTAGAAGGAGCTGTCAATTCACAGCCGGGTGCAATTGTAAAAGCAAATGTATCTCAGCTTTCCAAAGAGGATCGAGCTGAGATTGCAAGGAGAGTTGCAGAAGGAGAAACTATATATTGGTAAACTCCACTGCAATATATGGAGGAAAACTATGAAAGCAAAAGAAGCAAGATTTTTAATGTTAAAGTTACAGTTATTTGCCGAACCAAACACACAGACAACAGATTTGCCGGGAATGTCTGTGGAAATGAAAACCTATTACAGTGACTATCTGATCGATATCGCTGGTCCGGAACTTGTACATGATCAGTTTGCGGATACTTACGACATTCCAAAAAATGGTGGTAAAACAATCGAATTTCGTAAATATGACAATCTGAAACCGGCTCTCACACCACTGACAGAAGGTGTAACACCTAATGGAAACAAGTTAAACGTTACCAAGATCAATTCCACTGTTGATCAGTACGGAGATTATATTACGTTATCCGATATGCTGACACTCACAGCTATTGATAACAATGTGATCCAGGCAACAAAGAAATTAGGCTCACAGGCAGGACTTACATTAGACTGCATCACACGTGACGTACTCTGCGGCGGAACAGCTGTTTTCTATGCAAATGGAAAAACATCAAGATCACAGCTCACCAAAGCGGATAAGCTTGATCGTAACATTTTCTTTAAGGTGGCAGCGTATTTGAAAAAAATGCATGCACCTAAGATTGATGGAAGCTATGTAGCAATCATCCATCCATCCTGCTCAGCAGACATTATGATGTCAGACGGATGGATTGATATCACAAAGTATAAGAACCCGGAAAAGATTTACGAAGGAGAAATTGGTAAGATTGCTGGAATCCGTTTCGTAGAATCTTCAAACGCAAAGGTATGGAGAGAGACTGAAAACAACTGTCCGGAAGGTCTTGCGGTATATTCCACAATCGTTGTTGGAAGCGGCGCATATGGTACAACGAAAGTATCCGGAGGCGGATTACAGACAATCATCAAACAGTTGGGTGCCGGAGAAGATCCATTAAACCAGCGTGCAACAGTCGGATGGAAAGCAACCAAGACAACAGAACGTCTTGTAGAGCAGTATATGGTTCGCATCGAATCGTGCTCAGATGAATCCGAGAATGAGGAGGCAAATTAATGAGTAAAGCAGAGGAAAGTACACATCAGGTAAGCGTAGAAGAACTGGAAACAGCTCTTGCCAATGCCGAAGCAGAAAAAGACAAAGCAGTAGAGAAAGCCTTAAAACAGGCAGAGACAGAAAAAGAAGCAGCAGTGCAGGCGGCATTAGAGGATTATAAGAAACAGCTTGCGAAAGCAGAGAACACTCCTATAAAAGCTGAAAACAAGAAAGTGAGAATGGTGCCGATCAAGATTGAAAAAACCAAAAGTGAGAGAGACGATGTTTTTGTCTGCGTGAATGGAAAGAACTTCCAGATCAAGAGAGGAGAAATTGTCAATGTTCCGGAGTATGTTTGCGAGGTACTTGAAAACATGAAAAAAATGGATGAGCTTGCGATTGAGAGAATGGAAGAAGCAACTAAAAATTTTGCCTAGAACGGAAAGGGGATACGGAGTAGTTCCGTGTCCTCTTTTTTTTAAGGAGAGAAGCTATGACGGTAAATGAACTTATAACAATGGTAGGGGAATTAAAACCACATCAATTCGAAGACAATGTGCTGATCGGATGGCTCAATACGGTAGAAGGAAAGCTTGTGAATGAAGTTTTCTGCATGCGTGAAGAGGACGAGAGGATCACAGCACTTGATTACAGTAAATATGATGAGAAAACAAGCATGGATACAGAGTTATTAGCACCTGATCCATATACAGATTTATATAAATATTATTTATTCAGCATGATTGATTTTACAAATGAAGAGATGGACAGATATACAAATTCCATGCTGATGTTCAACAACAGCTGGCAGGAATTTGTTAATTACTGGTACAGAACGCACGGTACGGTACTAACGGAGCGTTTTAAGGTTTAGGAGGGATGCTATGCAGTTGCCACAGTTAAATGTAAAAAATTCCAGCATCAATATCCTGAACACATTTATGGGATATAACCATAACAGCAGGATTGCGGACGGGGAATTTTATGATATGAAAAATCTCACCACAGACTACTTCCCTATGATGGCGGTAAGACCAAAGAGAGCAATCATAGAGCAGCTGGTCAATCCGATGGGAATGTTCGGATGCGATAAGGTAGTATTTGTGGATGATAATAAACTTTATTATGACCAGGGATATGTGTGTGATCTAAAAAAAGAATGTGCAGGTAAAGAGCGCAGATTTGCAATGATAGGAGCGTATTTATGCGTGTTTCCTGACAAACTGATCTATAACACATATGACCAGACAGTGGACTATATGGAGAATGAAGTCACTACAACGACAGCACCGACGTTTTCTTTGTGTAAACTGGATGGGACAGTATTTGATGAAACGAATACTTATACCGGGAATACAGCACCTGATACAGAAAAATATAAGTACTGGATTGATACATCACAGGACACGGTTGTGATCAAGATGTGGAGCAGTAATACAAGCGAATGGACATCAGTAGCTACCACATACGTGAAAGTATCCTCACCGGGAATCGGGAAAGGATTCAAACAATATGATGCGGTCACTTTCAGTGGAGTAGATAAAACATCTGCAATTTATAATGATTACAATTTTAATCAGTCCAATATATTGTACAGCTGTGATGATGACAATGTTGTGATCGTTGGATTTATCAACAAGGTATTCACAAATAGTGGCAATATCACATTGAAGCGTGAAGTACCGGATATGGACTTTGTAGCAGAGATGGATAACCGTGTATGGGGATGCTCATCGGAGAAGCATGAGATATATGCGTGTAAGCAGGGAGATCCAAAAAACTGGAATTGTTTTATGGGACTTGTTTCTGATTCTTATGCGGCAACAATCGGTACAGATGGGGATTTCACCGGATGCATTAATTACATGGGAACGATATATTTCTTCAAGGATGCCGGTGTGCATTATCTATTCGGCTCAAAGCCATCTGATTTCCAGATTAACTGGAAAACATTAAGGGGAGTACAGAAAGGCTCGGAAAAGAGCCTCGTAGTGCTGAATGAGTACCTTTATTACAAAAGCCGGGATGGAATATGTGTCTTTGATGGAAGCTCACCGGAAAGCATCTCTGATGCATTTGGAAAAGAGATTTATTATGACGCCACAGGCGGAGCTTTCCGGGATAAATATTATGTGTGCATGCGGAATACAGAATATGAATATAGCATGTTTGTGTATGACAGCAAGAAAAGCATCTGGATAAAGGAAGATAATACCAAAGCAAAAGGATTTGCCAGAACAGACGGCGCATTGTATCTGATCAATGAAAACAACGTTCTGCAGGTGATCAACTATGAAAAAATCTATACAAAACTGTTCCCGATGATAACCGGAGTACATGAAAAATACTGGTATCCGGGGGAAGATATCTATCCAGGAAACATCATGGAAGGAAAGCTGGAGGATACCATAGAATGGAGTGCGGAAACCGGACTGATCGGGCTTGAATCTCCATTTGCGAAGTATATCAAGAATTTCAAGATCAGATTGCATATTGATACACACGCATATCTAAAGGTGGAAGTGTCCTATGACAGCTCGGGTGCATGGGAAGAGTTGATGAAGTATTACAGTACAAGACCTAGAAGTCTGGAACTGCCGCTTAAGGTACGGAGATGTGACCATATGCAGTTGCGGTTATCAGGAAAAGGTAATGTGAGGATATACAGTATCGCAAAAGAGTACGAGGAAGGGAGCGGAAAACAATGAGTACAAGATTTGGTTATCCGAATATCAAGGTGGGAAAGTTATCAAATGAGCAGAATATACAGAATACGAAGTCATTTTTGTATGCATTCAGCGAAAGCACAAGCCAGTATATAGAGAATCTGGAAAACAAAGTAAACACATTGGAAGGCATTATTGAAAACATGGCCAAGAGCAAGGAGGTATAGTATGCCTATAACTGATATCAGTAGTATTTTTTCACAGAACACAACAGCAGCAAAAAAGAAATTAGAGGACATTGAAGCAAATAAACCGGGACAGTATCACAGTAACTGGAATGGAACAATCAACAACCTGATGGATAAGATCGTGAACCAGAAGGACTTCTCCTATGATTTTAACGCAGATCCATTGTACCAGCAGTATAAGGACCAGTATACACAGCTCGGTAAGCAGGCAGCACTTGATACACAGGCAAATGCGGCGGCATTGACCGGTGGATTTGGAAACAGCTATGCGGCTACTGCCGCAACACAGGCAAACCAGCAGTATCTCACACAGTTAAATAATGTGATTCCACAGCTCTACAGCCTTGCAATGGACAAATATCAGATGGATACAGACAAGCTTTATAATCAGTTTTCTGCGGTTGGAAATCAGGAAGACAGAGAATATGGACAGTATCGGGATACCGTTACAGACTGGAAGGATGACAGGAGCTATTACTATAACAAATATAATGATTCCATTGGCAATGACCAGTTTATCGCAAACTATAACCAGAGTGAGGATCAGTTTAACCAGAACATGGCATACAACCGGGAAAGAGATGCCATTGCAGATTCACAGTGGCAGCAGCAGTTTGAATATAACAAAGGCAGGGATAATGTATCGGATTCGCAGTGGCAGCAGTCGTTTAATTACCAGCAGCAGAGAGATAATGTATCAGATTCACAGTGGGAAAAGCAGTATGCGTTGTCACTTGCTAAGTCAAAGAGTTCTGGAAGCGGTTCATCCGGAAGAGGTTCATCCGGAAGCAAATCAAGTGGTTCAAGCAAAATTGGAAAAGGTTTAGAAAAAGAAATAAAGAAGGTGAAACAGGTAGATCAGTTTAATTACCTTTCAGGTAAATTTGGCAATGTTGCAGATAAATCATATGCAAATATGCTTGCTAGTAATGTAAATAAAGGAATTATTACGCAGGAAGAAGCAAATGCAATTTTAAAGAAAAAACAGCAGGAAATTTATACAGCCGCAAATAAGAAAAAATAAGGAGAAAGATTATGAGAAGAAAGCAGATTACAGGTGCAGACTTATTATCTGAATTGCATAGTTATAATGGAAATGACAAGCGATATAGTGAAAGCAAAGTAACAGAAGCGGCTAAGGCGGTGGATAATGGAAACTATCAAGAAAGTGAAACAGCAGCAGATTATGCAATGAAAAAATTGAAAGCCCATTATGGTGTAGAAGATCAGGATAATAATGAGGATATCGCCCAGCTTGCACAATCTGGCTTGCAAAAATTAGAGCAGTACTATGGCACAAGAAATCAGATGTCGTCTGTCAACACAATTCAAAGCGGAATAAAGGAAGGACAGAACCGCTATTTTACCGAGGACAGCAAGCTTCCAACCAGCAGCAGAATCATCCAGACTATGGATGACAGAGCCATTGAGGAAGCACTTAAGATTGCAAAAGAAAGAATGCAGAAGTCAGACGAAGAATATGCTGCATCGTTTGGAAGGAGTCCGGAGGCTGCGAGCAAGCACTTCGAGCAGGAGGAACAGATTGACTTATATCAGAATGAGTCTGACAGGCGAAAAGCGGAAAAAGAGCGGAATGCGTATAATAAAAAGCGTGAAGATGCCTTAAGTGCTCTGACAGATGAACAGAGACAGACATTGGAAGAATATGCAGAAGCAAAGAAAAATGTAGAGTCTAATATGGCATTTTCTGGCATGAACCAGAATTATGATACGAACATAGCAAAGAATAATGCAGAGAATATTTCTAGCATGGATCAGTCAAGGAAATTACTGGAGAAATCAGGTATAAAGAATGTAGATGTTCTTACACAGTATGTAAATGAGATTAACGATGAGAAGAAAACAATAGAAATGAATGAGGGAATACAGAAGGCTGTTAATGAGAATCCAATAGTAAATGGTATAGGAATGTCAGTAATAGATGTGGCAATGTCACCGGCAGCAGGACTGGCAGCGGTAGTAGAGACATTAAAAAGACCATATTATGCTGATCCAAGTGCACCGGTAAATACAAACTCGGACGCATATGCACTGACTAATTTTTCAAATGCGACAGAAAGTGCGGTCAGCGATAAGATTGATAATAAGTATGGACAGTTTGCGTATGGAGTAGGTATGAGTACGGCAAAATCCGCATATTCCGTAGCACTGGGAAGTGAGGTTGTTGGTGGTCTTGGATTGACAGGAAAAGCAGCGAAAACGGTTGGAAATATCGTAACTTTGCCGGAGTTTGGCGCATCTGCATATGCAACGACATTGCAGCAGGATCAGGCGAACGGAATCAGTACAGAAAATTCCATCAAGCACGCCACAGCTGCAGGTATTAATGAGATGCTGTTTGAGGTGGTATCTTTAGATCATGCATGGGATATTCTGCATAGAAGCGGAAAAACAGCGGCAAAAGAAGCAATCGTGAGCACACTGGCACAGGCAGGAATCGAAGGAACAGAGGAAGGATTTACAGATATTGCAAATGCAATTGCGGATAACATCATCAATGGTGACCAGTCAGAGTACAACCGGAATGTACAGAATTATGTTTCCATGGGATATACAGAACAGGAAGCAAAAGACATGGCAAGTAAAGATTTTATGGGCGAGATCGCACAGGATGTACTTGCAGGTGCTATTTCCGGTGGTATCATGGGTGGAATCACAAATACGGCAAATGCTGTCAATTACCATAAGCTGGGGGCACATATCGAAACTACAACAGAATTAAAAAACAATGTATTGGATGTAGCAGAGCAGATGGATGAAAGAACAACTGCAAAACAGATCGTAGAGGAAAAGGGAAGAGAAAATCTTAATGCGGAAGATCTTGGAGCAATTGCACAGTCTATGGCAGAGGAATCTGGAAAGGATATTCAAGACGTATTGACAGAACGTTTTGCCGAGCTTGGCGAAACGAAACAGCAGGCAAGAAAAGATGCAAAGGAGATCATAAAAGCAGTCACGACACCGAGTGAGGAGGTGACGAATGAAGAAAATGATACCAGGACGCAAAAATTTGAAGCAAATCCGAACCTACCGACCGTATATGCAGAAACATTAGAAGGAAAGCATACTGCCGTAAATGACGCAATTAACAACGTTCAGAGCAGTTACCATTATGCGCAGATGGAGAAAAAGGGAAGAGAGAGTCATACAGGTGTCACAAGAGCAGTGGTGAAGAGTACGGGGGAAAAACAGATTGTGATCGATGTGCAGAACGTTTCTGGCAATCATGCAACCGTCCGCATGTCAAACGGCACACTGAAAGATTTATCGGAGATTGAGATTCCAGACAGAAACCTGCAGCAGCTTTATAACTTTTCAACCACCATGGATACGGCAACAGTAGCCAATACACTAATCAATAACTGGGATAATGAGGAAGTCGCACCTTATGTGCGTGCAAGTGCCGTATTTTATAATGCCGGAAAACTTGGAACAAGCTCATTTGAATCACTTATGAACAACCCAAAGAATGCACAGCTTGTCATGAGTGTAAATAATCCGGCAACATTGAAAGCAATGTACACGCTCGGACAGAATAACAGCCAGAGAGCGGAAGTTGCACCGGTGCAACAGCAGAAAAATGTCAACGGATCAGAACAGACGGAGAAAACAGAGAGAGCCGGAAAGGTAGTTGACCTTAGAACAGATAAAGCGGATGGAAGAATGGCTGAGGTTGCGGAACGTGTTGCAAAGAAAACCGGACTGGAAATCACTTTGAATGATTCGCTGGAACATGGAGAAAACGGACATTTCAGTCAGGCATTATCGAGAATCGCATTAAGTAGCACATCGCACAATGAATACGAGACGCTGATTCATGAGCTGAACGAATGGGCGAATACATATAACCCGGAAGGTATGCGCAAAGTCATGGATGCCGTATTGGACTATGCACAGACAAAAGAGGGCGCAACATATCTGTCTGACAGAATCCAGAAATATTATGACACTTATAAGCGTGTGGAATCAGATAAAACATATGAGGGTTCGGCAGATGAATTTGTATTTGACTATCTGTCCGGAGTGTTCAGTTCAGAAGAAGGAGTGAAGGACTTCTCACGCTATATGACGGAAGAGAATATTTCACAGAAAGAACAAAAGAGCATTTTAGAGACGGCAGCAGACTTTTTCAAAGAACTGTACGATAAAATCGTATCTTTCCTTGACAATCATGTATTATCTGAGACAGCGAAAAAAGGACTGGAAGCGGATGCAGAAAAAGCGCAGGAAATCCGTGATATGGTACTGGGAGTATGGAGTGAGGCAGAGGAAAATTTTGGCAATAATGCAGAGGCAGAAAATGATATGAAGTTTTCTATCAATGTCAATCTGGATGAGGAGATAAAAAAATATAATATTGAAAATAAACTCAATGATTATATTGCGGTCCAGAAAGCAGTTGTAAATCATCTTAAAGAAACAGGATTTTTTGACAAGAATAGTACAGTGGTGAATGAAGAAACAGGAATGCAGATCAGAATTAATCCTCGTGGCATTAAAGAGACTCTTGCAAATGGAAAAAGGTTTCAGTCTTTGCCGAGAGAATTGAAAAAACTCAAAATAGCTACAATAGAACAACTGCCAGAAATTATAAAAAGGGGGAAACTTATTGAGGATAATATTGAAAATACACATGGGGAAAATTCATTGTATGCATATTTTGAAACACCAGTAGAAATAAATGGCGGTAACTATAAGGTTAGGGTAAATATAAGAAAGACAATAGAAACAAATAAATTCTGGATTCATAATGTAATATTAGAAAAGGATTCTGAATTACTCAACCCAACCCGAAAGCAAGGTATCCACGAGATTCAGAATCCTTCTGAAAACATTATATCACAAACTGAGAAAAAAGAAACAAAAAAATATTCTATTGATATTGACGATTCTTTCTTTGATTCATTATATGGCGAACCATCCGAGCATGAGACAGAGATGTCATCCATTATTCAGGAAGGTTTTGAATCTCTGAAAAATGTTGAAGTGAACGAGCGCATGATGCATAAGATCGCATATGCAATTAAAAAAGAGAATAAGAGCACCTATGATATTGATAAGCTTACATCAAATCTGACAAAAGTATTTGCATACCTGAAAGAACATCAGAATGCAGATTATAACGATATGATCCGCATTGTACAGGAAGTAGCAAAGCCGGTCATTGAGGAGAGTACAGACGTAGATCCATACGAACAGCAGGCTTATAAGGATGTCAGGGATTATGTAAAGGGACTGGACATCAGACTGAACGATGAACAGAAAGCAGAGGTCGCATATTATTATGGTTCCTATGAGAAATTCCGGAAAATGAACTTTGGTAATTTCAACTTTACGGACAAAGGAACATATCTGGATAACCTGTGGACAGAGATTGTAGATAATTCTTATCAGATGCTGGATTATGATGTATCGTCAGCAGACCAGCCGGTGGCACTGGTAGATATGCTGAACCAGCTAAAACCGGCAAAAAAGAATATATTCGGCATGGATAAAGAACAGGCGGCATACGACCTTGCATTGGATATTTACCGTAGATTCTTTGTGGAACAGGCGCAGGATGCGGCAAATAAAAAAGTGTATGAGAAAACAGACAGACTGATCGTGAGACAGCAGGAATACAGGAAACGTGTAAAAGCGGAATATGATGAAAGTCTGGCAAAGTTGCGTACCGCGGAAACAGAGAAAAGAAAACAGCAGGCGGAACGTTATGAGGAAAAAATAGCTGATCTAAAGAGTGCACAGCAGGCGGCTCTTGCGAACGCTGATAAGAAAGCGGCAAAGAAATACCAGAATGATATTGTATCATGGAATCGCTGGCTTACAAGGGCAACTCAGCGAGCAGACAGAACAGAGCAGAGAATGTTTGAACTGAAAGCTGCTAATAGGAACAATGCACTTGCAAAGCGGAGAAATCAGGAAATGAGCAGTATGCGCGAGCGCATTAAGAAAAATGCAAATGGAATCATAAGCTATTTTAATACGAATACGGATAAGAAGCATGTTCCGGAAGCATTAAAAGATTCTGTGGCTAAGTTTATTACGAGCATTGATTTTGTAAGCGAGAGAGCTAATCCGGACAGTACCGCCACTATGGCCTGGAGGGAATCCCTGAATCAGATGTACCGGAAACTTTCTGATAGAAATGCAGCAGTGGAAGGTAATTATGAGGATATCTTTAATGCACTGATGGATCAGGCAGATGGAAACAAGAGTACTTTATTATCTGATATGAGCGATTTTATCAATGCAAATGAAAATGTCCGTATCACAGATATGAATGCCAATCAGTTGAAACAGCTTGATGAACTTATTACAAGACTGAAAAGAACAATCACAACGGTGAACCAGTTGTATGTGAATAAGAGAACCAATGATGCAAGAAAGCTTGGTGCAGATACGATTGCAGAGTTAGAACAGAAAAAGGATAAAAAACTGCATGCAAACAGAACGGTACAGGCTGTGGAGAACCTTCTGGATGTGAATATGATGGATACAAGATCATATTTTTACAGGCTGGGAGATACAGCAGGATCTATTTACGACGGACTGCGCACGGCATTTAATGATCGTGTGTGGCTTCTGAAGGAAGCACAGACTTATATGGAAAATGCGTTAGATGGCATCAATACAAAAGACTGGACAGGCGACAATGCAAAAGTACATACATTTATGATCCGTGGGAAAGAATTACAGATGACCACAGCACAGATCATGTCATTGTATGAACTTAGGAAACGTAATCAGGCATTATTACATATGAAAGTCGGAGGAATCAGACCGAAAGATATCACGACAGCAAAGAAAAATGTTGATATTTCTAAGAGTAAGCTCGGAAAAGAGGTAATTAGCCGGGTAAAACCAATTCAGCTTACAGAATATGACATTGATCGTGTTATCTGTAGTGTACTTACTCCGGAGCAGATCAAGATTGCGGATGCGATGCAGCAGTTCATGGCCAATAATTGTGCTGACTGGGGAAACAAGACAACCATGATGATGAATGGATATAAGCGTTTTGGAGTTAAAAATTATTTTCCAATAAAGGTTGATGGAAATTCTGTAGACACCAGAGATCAGACAGCATACTGGGCAACACAGAATAATAGTTTTACAAAGCAGACAAGGGAACGTGCGGTGAATGCGTTGATTGTGGATGATATCTTTGATGTATTCACAAAGCATGTTACGGATATGGCTACATACAGTACATTCACAGCTCCATTATCAGATGCAATGAAATGGTTTAATCATAGGAACGTTGAATTTAAGGATGATATTGTTGTAGACACGAATTCTGTGCAGAGACAGATCGAACTTACTTACGGGAAAGAATATCTGGAATATTTTAAGAAGCTTATCAAAGATATCAATGCAGAATCTGTAAATGGAATAGAATCCCAGATTGCAAGCACACTTGTAAGCAAGATGAAAGCGGCATCTGTAGGTGGAAACCTGCGAGTGGCAATTCAGCAGCCAACGGCATATATAAGAGCAGCGGCAGTCATGAATCCTAAGTATATGGCACAGGCAGTATTCAAAAAATCTGCAATGAAAAAAGCGAAAGAAAATTCGGCGATTACACAGTGGAAATCTTGGGGATATTTTGAAACATCCATAGGGCAGTCCATGAAATCCGTCATAACAGGACCGCAGAGCTTGAAAGAAAATATAGTAGAAAAATCAATGATTCTTGCACAGCTGGGGGATGATGTCACATGGGGATATTTATGGAATGCCTGTGAAGCAGAGATAAAAGATAAACATCCGGATGTGAAATATGATTCCAAGGAATTTATTAAAATGGTTGCAGACCGCTTTGACGAAATTGTGGATCAGACACAGGTTGTGGATAGTGTACTTCATAGATCACAGATTATGCGTAGTCAGGATAAATTAGTACAGATGGCAACGGCATTTATGGCAGAGCCAACAAAGTCATACAATTTACTTGTAAATGCGGTGCGTGATGCTTCTGAAAAAAAGAGTAAATCAGCAATGAAACGTCTTGGAAGAGTGGTAACGGCATACACAGTCACACAGGTAATGAATGCGGCAATCGTTGCAGTGATAGATGCTACAAGAGATTTAGAAGATGATGATAAAACATTCTGGGACAAGTATATTGAAAATCTCAAAGGAAATATCGGGGATAATATGAATCCTATTTCGATGATCCCATTTGCAAAGGATATTGTATCTATTTTCCAAGGATATGATATTAGCAGATTGGATATGCAGGGAATCTCAAAATTATATGCCGGAGCTAATAATATGAGGAAGTATATTACGGATCCTGATTACAGAGAGAAACATACATTCTATGATGTTGCAAAAGAAACTGCGCGAGGAGTGTCATTAGTCACAGGTATTCCGGGATTCAATGTTTTACGTGATATCGAATCTCTATATCATGCGGTAACTGGAAAATGGCTGGGAGGAATTATCCGGTCTAACACAAGGCAGTATCAGAGAAGTGTTGATGCATTGTTAGATGGAAACACAGAAGAATATAATTCGATTATGCAGGAACTTTCTGACAAAAATGTGGAGGAAGATAAGATTGATTCTGGAATCATGAGCGAATTAAAAAAGAGATATACAGCCGGAGAGATGGAAAAGAGCACAGTTGAAAATATCCTTAAAGATCAGTTTGAAATGGATGATAACGATATTTATTACAAACTGAAAAAGTGGGAGAATGGAAGCGACTGGACAAAGTACAGCGATTTTTATTCGGCGATGGACAATGCTTATGAAACTGGAAAAATTAATGACCGGGATAAGATTAAAGCCGAAATTGATGACCTGAAAAAGCATGGTGTGAAGGAAGAAAACATTAAGAGTCAGATTACAGAGAAGTATAAGCCAATTTATCTGGATGCAAAGAAAAATGGAAATTATGCTGACTTGAAAAACTTATTAATATCTGCATATATGATGTGCGGAGATTCGCATTCAGAGGCAATGAAAAAAATTGATAACTGGTCAAAACAGAAGAAAAGCTGACAAACAGGGGGGCATTATGCTCCCTTGTTTTCTTATAATGGGCGAAAAGGAGGCAGATATGAAAAACGATATTATTCAGAATATCCGATTGGATATGAATGCTCCAAAAATCAAATCCAGTTTGTCAGTCCGGTTAGGGGATACGTGCACAAGATCAATACATGTGACCATGTCCAATGGTGGATGTGTCGTTTCCATGGAAAATGCACTTGTAGCTTTGATCGAGATTGAAAAACCGGATGGAAATCACTGCTATAACGATTGTGTGATATCAGGCAATGAAATCCAATACACGATTACTACGCAGACCATTAATGTAGAAGGAACATGTAAATGCCAGATTAATGTAACATTTGAGGATGGCGCGATTGTTTCATCACCTGTATTTGACCTGGTAGTTTATTCACAGCTTGTGGATCAGAATGAAGTAAAATCACAGAATGAGTATTCTGCACTTACAGAGCAGGTAGTAATGGCAAATGATTATGCGAATAATGCCAAACTATCAGCAGATGCAGCAGGTGTATCAGAAACCAATGCGAAAGAATCTGAGATAGCAGCAAAAGAATCAGAACAAAATGCAGATACTTCAGCAAATGAAGCTGCACAGTCGGCACAGGAAGCACTTGAATCTAAAGAGGCTGCAACCATTTCAGAGGAAAATGCAGCATTATCAGAGAATAATGCAAAACAGTATAAGGACGAAGCAGAGCAGTCAGCACAAAAGGCTCTTGCGTCTGAGACATCTGCCGGGAAAGCAGCGAGTGCCGCAAGTGTATCAGAAACGAATGCAAAGATATCTGAGACAAATGCAACAAAATCAGCAGATGCAGCAGGTGTTTCAGAAGCAAATGCAAAAAAATCTGAGAATATTGCTATGAACAAAGCCACAGATGCCGGCAATTATGCAGCAGAGGCAAAAGGATATTTAGAGGATCTGGAAGCGTCTGGAATACTTACATTGGGATACGGACATGAGAATGCAATGTACGGAGATCAAGGAAAGAAAGCATATGATCATAGCTTGAGTGTGGAAAATCCACATAATACTACATATGCGCAAGTTGGAGCTGATAAAGAGGGACTTGCGCAGTCGGCATACGAGAATGCAGTGGCATACACGGATAGAAAAGTTGCTGATCTGATTAATGGTGCACCAGAAACGTTGGATACATTAAAAGAGATAGCAGATGCAATGGAAGCAGAACACACAGTTGTTGAGGCTTTGGATGAAGCAATAGGAAAGAAAGCAAATCAGAGCGAATTTAATTCACATGAATCCAATGAAGTGATACATATTACTGCAAATGAAAGAACCATGTGGAATGCATATGCTCAAAAATTATCGGAACTAGAACAAATGATTACAGAATTACAAAATAAACAGGGATATCCTGTATAGAAAAGGAGAAATACATCATGGCATATAAAAAAGTAGGTTGGAAAAATTACCCATCAACAGACACACCAATTAATGCAACAAATTTAGATCACATGGATGCAGGTATTTTAGAAAATGCACAGACGATTGGGGATAAGACAAAAATATCAGGTATCGGAGACGGCACCGTAACAGGCGCAATCGCTGCAAATCAAGCTGCGATTACTGCAAATACAGCAGCAATTGAACAGAATACCCAGAGTTTAACTAAGATATATCCTACAGAATATCTCGACATAACGAGTTCATTC